CCTGCCCGTCAGGGCTTGGGACTAGCGCCCAAGAGCACGCTTCCAGGAGAACTTGGTCTCCTGTTCTGCCTCAGCCATCGCCACTGCGGTTGCTTCGCGGAGGGTCATGCCCTTCGTGATACCTGGGGTCTTCGCGCCGCTTGTGCTGGGTCGAAGATTCCCACCGGCGTCCTGCTGAGCAGCTGCCCTGCGAGCGGCCGAGGCCGCGGTGCTGGCTTCCTGCTTGATGGGTGCCGTCAGCTTGAAGTAGAGCTCGTACGGGCTGGCGATGTTCTCGCTCATGGCCAGCCGAAGCTGGGCCGCGCGGCTCTCCGACGCCGTAGCGTCCTTGAGACCGGGCATCTTGCCGTACGTCGCCTCGAGGTTGTCGAGCTCGCGGTTCCAGGCAGTCTCGGCCTCGCGGCCGTCCTGCACTGTCTTCACGGACTCAAGCTGGCCTTCGAGCTCAAGCTGGGTACGTCCGAGGGTGAGGAGCGTCTTGACCACAGCGGGGTCGGTCGTCTCCGGGTCGATGCCCAGAGCATCCAACAGCGCCTCGTCCGAGACTTCCTCGTTCTCCACAACCGGAGCGGCGGCAGCCGGGACGGCAGCCAATCGCTCTTGAAGCTTGTGGACGTAACCTTCTTGGCCTTCGATGTGCGCGATGATTTCCGCGCGCTTCTCGGCCGGGATGCCGGTCAGGTCCAGTCCCCAGGCCTCCAGCGGTACGTCGGTCTCTGTAAGCGTCGAGAGCTCCTCGGAGACGACGGGCGCTGCGGCTGGTTCGACCTTACTAGGGGTCTCCCCTTCTGGTGCAGAAGACTTCACCGTGCTGGCGACGTACGCGGAGACGCCATCGGCCTCTCCCTCGAGCGCCACGGGCTCGGATGAAATCTTGTCGGTACCTACTTCTGCCACCGCCTCAGCGATGGCTGCCTGCAGGGCGTCTTCGCCCATTTGATGCCTCCCTTGCTGGCTGTGCCCTTAGGTCTCGGCTCTCGCTGTGCCTTGGGGTCTCGGCCGCTATGGCTCGTAACTGCTCTCTTATGGGCAGTAAACGGGCCTAACCGCTCAGATGTGAGCGATTATCTCCCTTCCCTACTGGCTGATGGCCAGCCCGGGGGGTGCATTCCCGCGCTGTTGCGGGGTGATAGACAGGGCAGCCTGCTGCTCCTGCTGCGCCTGCTGTTCCTTCTGAACCTCCTCCGGACTCCGAACCATCTTGCGGATTTCGTCGTCGCGGAAGCCCATCTCCCGGAAGAGCATCTGCGCCAGGCTGTACTGGTCCGCAAAGGGCAGTGGCGCCGCCACGTTGAAGGCCTGCATGGCGCGCTGTACGCGCTCGGAGCGGGTCAGCTGCTCCTTGGGGGTGATGACGATTTCGATGTCGGCGTCGATGGCGATGTCTTCGCTGTTCCACTCCCAGGTAAACTCCTGCCCCAGGTCGTCGGTGTAGCGAAGCATGCGGTTGGCGTCGTAGAACTGCTGCATCAGCTGCAGCGCGGTCTTGGCGATGCCCACCAGCCAGTCGGTGTAGGCGCTGGCGCGCTCTGCCTGCCGCCGCTGTCCGCTGTTCGTAACAAGCTGGGTCTCAGTGGCGGTGGTCCGCTTGTCTGGGAAGATGCCCTGCAGGACCTCGTTCGCCCCGACCCCGCGCTCAATCTCGTCGTGGATGCGCTGGGGCATCTGGTACACTTCCTGCTCCAGCTTCGGCATGTCCGGCGAGCCGAACTCCTGCCAGCTGTGCTGCTGCCGCAGGGGCACGAAGGCCAGCCACTCGTTGCTCTCGACGGCTTCCTTACCCACATCGTCGAGGGCCTCGGCGGGCCCGAAAATCTTGGGCGTGGCCCGCTCGGTGTGCACCATGATGCGGTTGCGGTACCGCCGCTCCTCGTCCACCGAGGGCTTGATGAGCTTGAGGTCCGCGGTCCCCTCGAACGACTTGGAGTCCTTACGGAGCACCAGGGGCTTGAAGGGGGAACGGTCCCGGTTGTCGAGGTTCATCATCAGCGGGTTCGTGCGCTGGTACAGCACGAGCTCGAGGTTGTCCTTCGGGCTGGTCGTGACCAGGCCCGTCTCGAAGTCCCACATCTCAACCACAGTCACGCGGTCGTCGTCGCCGTACTCGTCGGGCTGGTCCCCGATGTACTCGCTGGCGTCGTCGATGCCGCTGAAAATCTTGGAGTCCCCGGCCAGGTCACGGAGGAGCTCGTCCGCCTTCGCCTTGCCGTACCGCTTCTCCACGAAGGCCACCCACGTCGGGTTCTGCCGAACCTCCTCGACGGGGAGCGCGGTGTACTGCGCGACCCATCTCACGTCCTTCATCCTCTTGGCGGATGGGTCGTATCGGACCATGTCCCATGGAACGTAGTCGATGCAGATGCGGTCACGCAGTACGACCTCGACCTGCTCGACCATCTTGGCGGTCAGCAAGAAGTCGTCGGGCGTCAGGGCGCCGTTCGCGCCCTTCGCCTCCTGGTACTCGGCCTCGAGAGCGGCCTCGGGCTTGTCCCGGGTCTCCACGTCCTTCACGTAGTCGTAGTAGACCTTGACCCAGCCCATCGGCGCAATGTGCGCGTCCTTCACCGCGGCCTTGGTCTCCTCGGAGCCGCGGGAGTCCCGCCAGGCCTGGTTGAGGCCGCGCTCCGCGGCGAGGGCCTGCAATTCGGTCCCGTGTCCGATGATGCTGCAGATGAACTCGACGTCCACCGCGGTCATCGAGGAGAACATGGTGTCGACGATGCTCGTCGGGGTCATCACCTGGACGGTCTCGCCCGTGTCGGTGATGTCCAGGTCGTCAATCATGTCCCCCTGGTACATCCGGAAGAGCGTGTCGACCTGGGTCTTGAACTTCTTCTCGAACTTCTTGTCCGCCATCTTGAGGCGCCGCTGGTAGATTTTCAGCATGGCCTCTTCGTCGTCGTACACGCGAAAGACTGAGTTGCCTGCCATCTAGCTCTCCTTCGCGCGGGGCTGGAATGTGGCGTACCGCCGCTTCGACTTGGGTTTCAAGAGTTGGTTGAAGACGTACCCGTAGGTGTCGGGTGCGAAGTCCTTGCGCTCAACCCCGGGCCCGTCGTACCGGGCGAAGTAGGAGAGCTCCTGCGTGGCGCCGTAGCGGAGGGCGTCCACGAAGTGCGACGACCAGTCGTGCACCGCGTTGGCCCCCTGCTTGACGCCGTTGGCGTCGACCTTCCAGTGGTGGTGGCTGATGGCCTCCCCCATCTTGGCGTTGCAGTCCGAGGAGACGAGGACCCGGCCGTCCGACATCATGTTGTTCAGGATGCGGATGGCGTAGTCCTGGGGTCGCTTGGCCGCGGGGGCCACCGGCACGCCCGCGTTGTTCAGGTCCGTGATGACGCTGGAGCCGGTAGACAAGTTGCGGGCCCGTCCTGCCGGGTCGCCGTAGTCACCAGCCGTCTTGACGCCGCCCTCGGAGCGGGTCTCGAGCCAGCCCAGGTAGGCCTCGCCCCAGTTCTTGGCCGTCCACTCCTTCGCGTCGAGCGCGTCCAGGATGTACAGCCACGGCACCTTCGGCTTCGGGCCGGGGAGATTCAGGCCCCGGTCCTTCTCCTTCCACTCTACCTGCGCGAAGATGCAGACCCCCGTGTCCCCGTAGCCAAAGTCCCAGAAGCTGAACAGCGGCAGGTCGGGGCGATACAGGAGTGGGACAATGTGCGTTGCGGGGTCAAAATAGGGGAAGACAGCGCCTTCGATGGCGCCGACGAACCGGCCGAGGACTTCCTGCTCATAGAACCTCCCGCTGAAGCCCGCAGCTAGCGCCTTCAGGTACTCTCTGGGGACGTGGCGGTTCTCCGAGGTGGGGGCGTTGTACCACTCGGCGCCTTCCCACCGGTCAGGGGAACCGGGATGAAACACACGCCACATCCAGTCGTGACCGTTGGGAGTGGACGCCACACTGGCGTTCCACTTGTATCCGCGCTGTCGAAGACGACCCACGCATAGCTGCCAGGAGTAATAGTCAAGGTTGCGGCCCTCATCCAGAGCAATCCAGGAGAGCTCTGGTCCTCGGACCACTTTGTCCGGGTCGTCCAGGGAGCGGAACAGAATCTTGCCGTTGTTGTGGGGGATGTGGAGCGTCTTGCCCGACTTGGCGTAGTCCCGGGACCAGACGGCCAGGCCGGTCTGGTTCACGAGCTCTTCCATCGCGGGAAGGATGGTGTCGTTGAGGTGGCCGTACGTAGCGGCGGCGACCGTGCCTCGAGGCCCCCACAGTTCCCCGGGGGGTTTCGGCTGACTCGCGTACTTGATGCCCTTCGACAGGAGCCCGAACGTCTTGCCGCTGCCGACCCCGCCCATGTAGGCGGCGTAG